TCGCGCTCGTCACATACGCGAACGGCACGCGAAAGTGGCGCGAATGTGTCGCGAATGTTCAGCGAATGATGCGCACTTGTGCAGACCAGCCGGACCGCCTCACTCATCCTAGAGTCGAAGAGGACCGCGCTAACTATTTGGCACAACGCGCAAAAACGCGCCAGCGAAAACGCGCCCTAGATAGTCGCAAATCGGAAGTAACGCGTTACGACCGCGTCCCCTCTTCCTTTACCTCTTCCTTCCTTAAGAGTCCTTCTTCTAACAACGAGAATCTTACTGAGAGAGGGGAGTTTGGAAGGGAGTCTGAGGGAAACCTTTGCGTTGAATCGGCGGGCACCGAGGCACCAAGTGCGCCGGGCGCTCACGCGCCCTCGCCGGCTCACGCCGGCCCCCCTCCTTCGAAGGCTAACGGTCATGCAAGGGAAGGCCCAAGCGACCTTGCCACACTCCCCGTGGAACTCCGATACGCCCTCGAAAACTACAACGCGATCGCCGAGTACCACGGCCTCCCACAAGCCAAGCGCCTGACAGCACGACGACGGCGACAGCTCGAGGCCAGGCTCCGAGAGCACGGCCTCAACGGCTGGAACGCTGCGCTCGAGCACATCGAGCAGGCGCCCTTCCTGTGCGGCCAGAACGATCGCGGATGGCGCGCCGATCTCGACTTCCTGCTCCAGCCCTCATCCCTGCTCAAGCTCATGGAGGGTGCCTACGATGGCCGACAACCCGACGGCGGATAAGCTCCTCGCATGGTGCCGGGCTCGAAGCCGCAATCTACTGGTGATCAAACGGGACTCGCCCGAGTGGCAGTCTTGGCGGCTTTGGCGCCTAGACCACGGCCTCGGTGTCGGCTTCATGGACCGCCAGGAAAAGTGGACCGTGCCTGATGAATTTCCTCCGGATGATCTTGACCGCGCTCTCGCTGCAGCGCTCGCCGCCACTAACGCCGGCAAGGCCAAGGCACTGCGCAACAAGCCCGCCATGAAGGCGATCGAGGCGCGTCCCAATCCAGGTGACGGTGACTGACCATGACCCACGCAACCACGACCTGCCCGGAGTGCCGAGGTACCGGAATGGCCAAGTGCCCGGAGTGCGATGGCACGGGTGTGTCGAGCGACGTGCAGTGGATCGTCGACGAGCTCGCCGTGATCCAGACTCGGCTCGAGAAGATCGAGGCCGCGCTCGGCCGGCTCGTGGCCGGCGCTTAACGTGTTTAAACCCTGAAACGAGGAGAACTGCGAATGGCGAAAACACCAACGACGATTACGATTACGTTGCCGGAAATCAAGCTCGAGCGGCATCAACTGCATCTCGTCGGAACGAGTGCTCTTCTCGTCCACCAATGGCGCGAGAAGGGCCGGCGCATGATGCTCGACAAGCAGATGAAGGTGGCAAAGGGCGGGCGCGATGCCCGTGATCCTGTCGAGGAAGTTGAGGCCATGCGCTATCGACTTCCGGACGGGCGGGATGGCTTCCCGGCCGTGGCCTTCAAGGATGCGGCGGTGACTGCGTGCACGTCGATTTCCGATGTCACCAAGGTGGCGGCTCGTCAGGCGTTCCGGGTTGCGGGCGTCCCGATGAAGGCCGACGGTCTGATCGCAGGTTCGTTCGTGCGCACGGCGCTGGTGCCACTCTTCGCCCATGAGCCGATGATCCGTGAGGATGTCGTGCGGCTTTCTGGGATCGGGCGCACGCCAGAAATGCGGTATCGCCCGGAATATCCGGCTTGGGGCGTGATCCTCGATATCACGCTCAACCCTCAGGTGATCAGCATCGGGCAGCTGGCGAGCCTGTTCCAGATCGCAGGTCACGGCGTCGGGATCGGCGATTATAGGCCTGAGCGTGATGGCGACTGCGGCACATTCGAGGTCGTCTCGACCGGCGAGTTCTCGGCGTGGCTGCGCGAGGCCGGGCTTGCCGAACCACTTGCAGGGGCTGCGGAATGACGGCTCAGTGGTCAGACGCGGCGAGATCACCAAAGGGCGTCTCCGCCGAAGCGTTCTTGGACCGCCTCAAGACACTGCCCGAGCCTTCGCCGGAGGCCTCGTATGAGGCCTCGAAAGCGCCCAATGATTTGCTCCATGAGGCCACGTGGGGCGAGGGCGATCAGGTCTGGGCGCAGCGCGCCCGCCTCGACTATCACCGGAACCTGATCCAGCACGTCGTCGAAACCGTCGTGGTGGGCCAAAAAGAGATCACCGTGCGCGCGGTCGAGTTTGTGCGGACGAATGGTCATGGGCACTGGGCGATGCTGGAGCAGATCCGTGGCAACCCGGATCTATTGCAGGCCTATGCGACGGAGGTCGGCCGGCTGTTAGAACAGGCGACCGCCAAGCATGCAAAGCTTCGAGAGTTGATGGCAGGGCGTGGCTAGGCAGGCATGGCGAGGCGCGGCATGGCAAGGCTCGGCTCGGCAAGGCATGGCAGGGCCCGGCGTGGCTGGGCTCGGCAAGGCTGGGCCGGCGCTTAACAACCTACCTGCAAATTGACAGGCGAATTGGCTAATTGACAACAATCGTGCTAAGTCCACTGTAAATTTACAGTGAGCGAGCGTGGAAGGATCATTGCCATCGCCCTCTCATCGCCCTCGCCCTGTCGTTGGCCCAGTTGCGGAGGCCTGGTCCGCACTGGCTCCGGATATTGCCCCGAGCACGCAGCACAGGCGGTCCGCCAGTTTCGATCCCGAGAACAGATCGAAGCAACGCGAGCCTCGTCCACGGAGCGCGGATACAGCCACCGTTGGCGCAACGCTCGCCGCGCCTACCTCAACGAACACCCCCTTTGCCGCTCGTGCGAAGAAGCGGGGCGCATGACGCCGGCCGACGTGGTCGATCACGTCGTCCCCCACCGCGGGGACATGGCCGCATTCTGGAACGCCGAGAACTGGCAGCCGCTCTGCGCGACGTGCCACGGCAGGAAGACTGCGCGAGAGACGCGACGGGGAGGGGTGGGGTGAATAGCTATACGGTTTCGTTACAACCGCATCGCCCAGTCTTTTTCGGCCGCACGATTCGGCCTGACGAGGTGGGGGTTTCATGGTGACGACGAGTACGCCGCTGCCTCCGCCGCTGGTGCGGGATGATCCCGTGGCGCTGGCACATTGGCGGGAACTGGCTGGGGAACTTGAGAAGGCTGGGCACTTGCCGCCGAGTGCGCGTCCGGTGTTCGCGGCGATGTGCCTGCACTGGGCGATGGCGGTGAAGGCGATCCTGGAGCTCCGGCAGCATGGCGAAGTCTCAGTTGGATCGAAGGGAGTTCCGGTGATCTCGCCGTGGATCCGGGTGAGGAATTCCGCGCTCGACATGTACCGGCGGGAGGCGGTGCATCTCGGGCTGAGCGCGAGCCTTCTGATGCAGCGGGCCGGGGCGGCTGATCCGGATGCGGCCGTCCTCGTGCCGGCGAATACCGTGTGGGACACGCTGGTCGGGAAGGCTGACGCCCAATGATCCGCCCGATCGAAGCGTTCGCGGATGTGGCCGAGGAGTACGCGGATGACGTGCTCACGGGCCGGATCGCGGCGTGCGATTGGGTGCGGCGGGCGTGCGAGCGGCAACGGCGGGACTTGGACCGGGCGGCGGAGGGCTGGGATTACCGCTTCGACGCTCATGCGGCGGGGCGGCCGTGCTACTTCCTCGAGCGGCTTCCGCACGTCAAGGGGCGGTGGGGGTCGCCGACGCTGGAGCTGACGCCGTGGTGGGTGTGGGCGATCACCTGCATCTTCGGCTGGCTGCGGGTTTCGGACGGGAAGCGGCGTTTCCGGGTCGCCTACCTCGAGGTCGGGAGAAAGAACGGAAAGTCGACGATTCTGGCCGGGATTGGCCTCTATTGCCTGGCGCTTGACGGCGAGCCCGGGGCGGATTGCTTCAGCGCGGCGACCAAGCGCGAGCAGGCGATGATCGTGTGGCGGACCGCGCATCAGATGGCGCGGCGGGCCCCGGGCTTGATGGAGAAGCTCGGCATCCGGCCGATGGCTCGGCAGATTGTGCAGCCGGAGACGGGCTCGCGGTTTGTGGCGCTCGATTCCTACGGGCGGACACAGGATGGTCACAGCGTGCACTTCGCGGCGGTTGACGAGGTGCATGCGCACCGCGATCGCTCGATGTGGGATGTGATCGACACGGCGACGAGCTCGCGGGTGCAGCCTCTCGTGTGGGCGATCACGACGGCGGGCAGCAACCGGGCCGGGGTCGGCTACGAGCTGCATACCTACGTGCAGCGGATTCTCAAGGGCGGCGTCCACGACGAGACGTTCTGGGGCGCGATCTACTCGACCGATCCCGAGGACGACTGGACGGACGAGCGGTGCTGGGTCAAGGCCAACCCGAACCTCGGGGTCTCGGTCAGCATCACCGATCTGCGCGGCAAGGCGCAGCGGGCGAAGGCAGTGCCGGCGGCCCGGCCCGGCTTCCTGACCAAGCACATGAACCAGTGGGTGACGGCGGGCGTGGCCTGGATGGACATGATCCGGTTTGACGCCGCGGCGGACCCGGGCTTGCGGATCGGGGACTTCATCAACCGGCCGTGCTTCGTCGGCGCGGACTTGGCGACGAAGCGGGACATCTCGTCGATCGCGTGGCTCTTCGAGATCGAGGGCGTCGTCTACTGCTTCATGCGCAGGTATGTCCCACAGGAGGCGGTCGAGAGCGGGATCAACGACAGCTACGCCGGCTGGGTCGAGGACGGCTGGCTCACGCAGACGCCGGGCAACGTGATCGACCTCAACGTGATCCAGGCCGACATCCTCGAGATGGCGCGGCAGTACCCGATCCAGGAATTCGTCTACGACCCGTACCAGGCGGGCCAGCTCGCCTCGTCCCTGACCGATGCGGGCATCTTGACCGTGCAGTTGCGGCCGTCGGTCCTCGCCTACTCGGAGCCGATGAAGCACTTCGACGCGCTGGTCGCCGAGGGCCGCTTCCGACATCAGCCCGATCCGGCGCTGTCGTGGATGGTGGGCAACGTGGTCGCGCACCGGGACGAAAAGGAAAACATCTACCCGCGCAAGGCGACGCGGGAATCGGGCGACAAGATCGACGATGCGGTGGCGATCATCTCGGCGCTGAACCGGCTGCTCAACGCGGGGCTGGCGAAGCCCTCGGTTCAGATCCCGCCCGACTACGACATGGTCGCGTGATGGGGCTGATCTCGCGCATCTTCGGCTCGACGGCCACCTCGGCGCGGAACTCCGGCGACGACTTCTGGTGGTCGGATAGCGCGATGGTTCCGGCTGCCGGCTACCGGGTGACGCGCGAGCGCATGCTCCAGCTCGCGGTCGTGCAGGACTGCCTGCGCACGCTGGCCGATCCGATCGCGACGCTCCCGCTGGTCTGGTACCGGCTGGCGTCGGACGGCAGCAAGGACGTGATCGAAAACGCCGCGGCGCGACTCCCGCTGGCCAACCTGCTCGCGGTGAGCCCGGACGACGAGATGACGGCGGCCGAATTCCTCAGCCAGATGCAGTGGGATCTCGGCGTCTACAACAACGCCTACGCGGAGATCGGCTACTCCGGCGATGGCGTCGTGACGCGGCTGCGGCGGCTGGATCCGGAGCGGGTGCGGCCGTATTGGTCGGCGGGGCGCCGGTTCTACGATGTCCGCGATGCCGGCGGGCTCACGCGGACGCTCTCGGAATCGGCCGAGATGTGGCACCTGCGGGCGCCGCCGCTGGACGACCTGGCGCTCGCCGGGCGGTCTCACCTCGAGATGTCGGCCGAGCTGCTCTCCGGCGCGCTGGCGTTGCAGGACTACGCCGCGCGGTACTGGCTGAATGACGGCCGGCCGCCCGGCTGGATCGAGCATCCGTCGAGCTTCAAGACGGCTGAGGATCGGGCGCGGTTCATGGCGGCGCTCAAGCGCGCACACTCGGGCCGCAACCGGCACTCGCTCGGCGTGCTCGAATGGGGCATGAAGTTCAAGGATGTCGGCGCCACGAACGAGAGCAGCCAGTTCCTCGAGACGATGAAGGAGAAGGACGTCGCGCTCACGCGGCTGTGGAACGTGCCGCCGCACAAGGTGGGGATCCTGGACCGCGCGACGTTCTCGAACATCGAGCAGCAGTCGATCGAATTCGTCCGCGACACGCTCGGCGCCTGGCTCGTCGTGTGGCAGCAATCGATCAAGGTCAACCTGATCGGCAACCGGCGGGACGCGCGGCTCTACTGCGAATTCGACCTGACCGATCTCTTGCGCGGTGACTTGCAGTCTCGCTTCGCGGCCTACAACCAGGCGCGGACCGGCGGCTGGATGTCGATCAACGATATCCGGCGGCGCGAGCGGATGTCGCCGATCGAAAACGGCGACACGTACCTCGAGCCCTTGAACATGCGGCGCGTCGGCGAGCCCGGGCCGGCGCGGATCATCACGCCCGAGCAGGACCGCGCGGAGCCGCCGGAGAACGGGGCGGTCCCGCCGGCAAACGGTAATGGCGCCAGGCGCCCGAACGGACGAGGACACCATGCGTGATTACCCACACGTCTACCGCTACGTGATGTCGCTGCCGTGGGCGATGACCGAGCGGATGCTGCTCGTCATGCTCGACGTGATCACGGCGCGGATCAACTATCCGCGTCCGCCCGAGGAGATCGCCGCGCGCATCGCGGCCCGGCAGATGGCGCAGACGCCGCGCGAGATCGCGGCCGTGCCGACCCAGATCGCGGTGATCCCGATCCACGGCGTGATCGCGCACCGGGCAAGCCAGTTCAACGACGTGTCGCAGTCCGGGACGAGTGTCGAGCGCGTCAGCGCGGGCCTGGCCGCGGCGGTGGACGACCCGAATGTTGGCGGCGTGCTGCTCGAGATCGATTCCGAGGGCGGCGCTGTCTCGGGCGTGCCGGAGCTTGCCGGCGAGATCGCGGCGGCAGCGCGGCGGAAGCCCGTGCACGCGATCGCGAACACCATGGCCGCGTCGGCGGCGTTCTGGCTGGGCGCGCAGGCCGGGCGGTTCAGCATGACGCCGAGCGCGGAGGTTGGCTCGGTCGGCGTCTTCGCGGCACATGCCGATCTTTCCGGCCAGCTCGAAATGAACGGCGTCCGCATGACGCTGATCTCCGCGGGGCGCTTCAAGACCGAGGGCCATCCGTTCGGGCCTCTTGGGGATGAGGCGCTTGCGGCGCTGCAGACGCGCGTTGATGCCGTGCACGACATGTTCATCCGCGATCTCGCCCGCGGTCGCCGCGTCGCGGAGAGCGCCGTACGCGAGAGCTTCGGCGAGGGCCGGCTCATGATGCCGCAGGCCGCGCTCGACGCCGGCATGGTGGATTCTGTCGAGACTTTCGGAGAGGCGATCTCAGCCCTCCGCAGTGAAATCGGGCGCGGTCGACCGTCCCGCCCGTCAGTCGCACACCGCTCTCCGAGCGTGCAGCGCCTGCGCAATGTTCTGGCCGGCACGGTCACTCCAGCGGCCTTCAATTAGGGGAATGGTCCCATGAAGCTACACGAACTCAAGGCACAGCTCGCCGAGCTCAAGGCGGCCGGCGCGGCGCTGGCCGAGGAAGTCGAGGAGGCCGGCCGCGACTTCACGGACCCCGAGCGCGTCGAGGCACAGCGCATCGAAGGCGAGATGAACCGTCTCGCCAAGGCGATCGCGGAATCCGAGGCGGAGGACGCCAGGGTCAGGGCGGACGCCGCTCTCAAGCAGCGCCTGCGCAAGGCGCCGGATGCGGGACCGCGCGCTGCGCCGATCTCGCTCCCGGTCGATCCGCGGACGGGTCGCATCGATCCGCGGGCGCACGATGTCCCGCTGTCGCTGATGCTCCGGCAGGACCCGGCGATGTGCGGCGGGTTTAACGACCTTGCCGAGTTCGCGATGGCGGTGCGTGCGGCGAGCGATCCGCGTGGCGGCGCCGTTGCCGATCCGCGGCTCTACGCGGCGCCGACGGGGTTCCATCGCGAGACCTCTTCGGCAGACGGCTTCATGGTGCCGGCGGCGTTCCGTGCCGAGGTTTGGGAGCTCGTCTTCAATCAGACCGACGTGCTCGGGCTGGTTGGCGCGGAGCCGACCTCGAGCAACATCGTGCAGCTCGCGGCGGACGAAAGCACGCCGTGGTCGACGACTGGCGTCCAGGCGTATTGGGCCGGAGAGGGCGTGCAGCTCACGTCATCGCGGCTTGAGACCGAGGGCCGGCAGGTGCGGCTGCACAAGCTGCACGCCTACGTGCTGGCGACCGAAGAGCTGCTATCCGACGCACCGCGGCTCAACGATCGCCTGACGCGTCAGGCTGCGGCAGCGCTGCGGTACAAGGCATCCGACGCCATCGTGAACGGTGCGGGCGCCGGACAACCGCTGGGCTTCCTGAATTCCGGGGCGCTGATCTCCGTCGCCAAGGAATCCGGTCAGGTGGCCGACACGATCGTCACGGCGAACGTGCTCAAAGTCTTCGCCCGCTTCCTCGGGGCGCAGACTGCGATGTCGGGCAACGGGCCGTTCTGGCTCGCTCACATGTCCACGGTTCCGCATCTCGGCGTGCTCACGATCGGCGATCA